GACGGCCCGGAACGATGGTTCTACCGCGTCCGGGTCGTGTCGCTGAACTCCTACCAGCTCGGCCGCCTGGCCGTGGTCCTGGCCGCGGGCTGGGGGCTCTCGCCCGACGAGGTCCGCGCCGACGTCCTCGGCGAGCACGGCCTGCCGATCCTCGCCGAGGACGTCCATCTCGGCACCGATCGCCACACGGGCCGGGCCCGATTCGCCGTCGAGGCGGGGAGGTCTCAGCCATGAAGCCCGACCGCACCAGCGTCGGCTCGAAGGCCGAGGAGATCGAGGTCGACGCCAAGAGCAGCTACGTCCGTGCGAAGGTCCGGGTCGAGCCGAGCAGCGGCCGGGTCCGGCTCCTGGTCCGCCACAAGGGGACCGTGCTCGACCTCTGGCTCGAGGCCGGCGAGGCCCGGCGGATCGCGACCCACATGCTCGACGTGGCCTCCGAGGTCGCCGGCGACGACGACCCGAGAGGGGGGGTGGCCCTTTGAGGCTCGTGATCGACATCGGGCCGAAGGTGGGCCGGGACGGCCACACCTACTGGCAGCTCTCTCTCGACGGCCGCGAGATCGGCCCCGCGTTGTGGGACCTGAACACGGCCCAGGTCATCAAGCAATGGCTGGTGATCTCGCGAGGTTCGATCGAGCAGGCCTTCGTCAGGGGCCGGATCGAATGGACCTTCGAGCAGGCCCTCGGCTTCGGGATGAAGGGCCGGGCGAGGCAGCTCGAAGGGGGCGATCGCCCGGCCCTTCCCGGCCCGGGGACGATCGCGGAAAGCGAGGTGGCACGATGAGGGACCGGCCCGAACGCGGCTTCTTCCCGCCGCACTATGCCCTGCTCAACCCGCAGATGCCCTGGTACGCCGATTGGGTCCGCGTCCTGGGCTGCGATTACCTCGAGGTCGAGTCGCCCGAGCTGGTCGCCGGGCCGACGGGCCCGGCCGTCCGGATCGAGGTGCGGGCGCTGGGCCAGGCCTCGCTGATCAAGGTCTGCGAGCTGATCGCCCGGGACCATCCCCACCTCTCCCAGTTCGGCGCCTTCCTGGACGCCGTCCAGGGCGAGGGGATCATGATCCCCGCCTCGAGGTGCCTGCTCGTCTCCGACCCCGTCGGCGAGGCCGAGATGTTCCGCAAGAAGGCCGACGCCTGACAGGCCCACACGTCATCACCAGGCCACGGCCCCGGCACGCTGCCGGGGCGTCGATCCCCTGACATTTCGGAGGTTGGACATGCGAGTGATTGCACTATTAAATCAGAAGGGCGGCGTCGGCAAGACGTCGCTGTGCCACCACCTGGCCGGCGCGTTCGGCCGGCTCGGGAAGTCGGTCCTGCTCGTCGACCTGGACCCGCAGGCGTCGCTCTCCCAGGGGCTGTTCGGCCCGGACATGGTCCGGGGCATGGACCCCGACTCGACGGCCGCGGCGATCCTCGGCGTGAAGCTGCCGTTCCCCGAGGACCTCATCCGCACCAACGTCGCGCCCCGGACGGACATCGTCCCGGGCTCGAAGGCGGCGACCGACCACAACATCCCCCGGCCGTTCGACGCCCCGATCGCGGCGCAGGCGTCGCTCCGGAACTTCCTCCACGAGGTCGAGGTCGGCCCGGTCGCCTATGACCTGGTCCTGGTCGACTGCCCGCCCAACCTCCACCTGTGCAGTTGGGCGGCGCTGGCCGCGGCCCATCACCTCGTCGTGCCCCTCCAGCCCGAGGACTACGCGAGCCAGGGCCTGCCCGAGGTCGAGGAGTCGGCCGCCCACGTCCGGGCCAGCATCAACCCGACGCTCACGACGCTGGGCTTCGTGCTGACGCGCGTCATCAAGCGGCAGTCGATCCACCGGGTGTACGAGGCCGAGCTCCGCGAGCTGTACGGCGACAAGGTCTTCACGACCCGCATCCCCTCGGCCGCGGCCTATGCCGAGGCGATCGCCCGCCGTCGGCCGATCGAGCAGTATCAGCCCCGGTCGAATCCCGCCCACGAGATGAGGGCCCTGGCCTTCGAGATCCTCTTGCGTGCCGGGCTCGTCGAGTCCCCCTGCCCCGCCGGCTCCGTCGCGGAGGTGATCTGAAATGGGCAGCAAGACCGCCAGCCTCCGCAAGGCCGTCGCCGCCAACGCCCGCGAGTCGATGCGGCCCAAGGTCGCCCGGCCCGAGACGAAGGGGAAGCCCGAGGCCCCGCCGAAGCCCGACCGGATGAAGGGCGCCGCCCGGATCGCCGCCGCGCTCTCGATCCCGCTCGACCGGATCATCGCGGACCCCGACCAGCCGAGGAAGACCTTCGACGAGGAATCCCTCGAGCGATTGTCGGAGTCGCTGAAGTCGAAGGGCCAGCTCCAACCGATCCGGGTCCGGTGGTCCGAGCCGGCCGATCGCTACGTCGTGATCGCCGGCGAGCGACGCTTCCGGGGCGCCATGCTCGCCGGGCTGGCGACCATGGACTGCATCGTCGACGATCGCCCGGTCGACGCCACGCTCCTGCTCGTCGACCAGCTCGTCGAGAACTGCGCCCGGGTGGACCTCTCGCAGATCGACCAGGCCGAGGCGATGCGGTCGCTCCTCGAGCGTGAGGGGTGGACGCAGGCCCGGCTCGCCAAGGACCTGGGGATCTCGCAGCCGAGCGTCTCGAAGACCCTGGCCCTGCTCGACCTGCCCCAGGACCTGATCGACCAGGTCGTCGACGGCGAGCTGTCGGCCGCCGTCGCCCGCGAGCTGGGCCGGGTCGAAGATCCCGAGGCACGCCATCGCCTGATCGAGCGGGCGATGACCGAGCAGTGGGGCAAGAGGAGGGCCGCCGACGAGGTCGACAACGAGCTCGAGGACGCCGAGGATTATTCCCCACGAATAAACGCCGGGCCCGACGACCCGGGCGACCCCGACGACCCGACCCCCGAAGACGCCGAGGATTATTCCCCGGGAATAATTCCGGGCCCCCGGCCGCTCAACCCCGCCCTCCCCTCGAAGGCCCTGCCCGACTGGAGAGACCGGCCGGCGATGGGCCTGGGGCTCCCGGCCGCGCTGGCCAACCGGCTCGCGAAGGATGGGATCGAGTCCGCCGGCGAGGCCTGGGGCCTGCTCGAGGGGGGCGTCCTCTGCATGGACCTCGGCTGGCCCTACCTCGAGGCCAAGAACCTCGAGAAGGCCCTGCTCGAGATCCGAGAGGAGGCCGGCGACCCCGACCCCTTCGTGGCAAGTTTCGACTTCGGACCCGTCGTGATGCCCGCCCCGAAGCGGACCTGCCGCGAATGCGGTTGCACCGACGACGATTGCCGGCAATGCATCGAGAAGACGGGCCGGCCCTGCCAATGGGTCGAGCCGGATCTCTGCTCGGCATGCCTCCTTCCCGAGAGGCCATCGGAGGGAGAGGTTGCGGACATCGAGCTGAGGCGTGCCATCGGCATATTCCAGGGCCATGAGGAGCGATGGGCCGAGGCGGCTAAGACAGGGCTGTCCGATGTGGACCTGTTCGCCAAGATCGGTTCAGAGATGGGCATCGGGGGATCGACGACCGGCTTCTGGCACGGTCGGAGGATCGGCTACAAAGGGGGGAAGAATCCGGCGATCTTCATCCCCGATTATCCGTGGTCCAAGAGGCCGACTCTCTACGGTGCGAAGCTCAGGGACCGCGTGAGGGCGCTCCTCTCGATCCCCTATCCGGGGGCCGAGCCCCACGAGGTCGAGGGCCGGGCCAAGCCCGTCGTCGAGCCTCGCCATGCCCGGCTCGTCGACCTCCTGCCCGACCTCGAATGGAGGCGGACCCCGTTCTGTCAGACCTCGGAAGTCGTCGTCGTCGAGCTGGACGGGATCGAGGCCGTCTTCCGGTGCGACGAGGACCGGCGTCCCACCGTCGCCCTCCTCGCCCTGGCCCGAGAGGTGGTGGCCAACCTCGAGCGCAGGCTCGGACGCTAGGCCGCGAGACCGGCCGGGGGGAGTCAGGAGACCTCAGCTCGACGGATCGAGCTTCCTCCCGGCGCATGAAAAGGGGGGGCGATCCGCGGTGGATCGCCCCCTGTCATCATTCGAAGCGAAGGGCACGCTGATGTCAGATCGAATGCGGAAGCCCGGCCGCCGCGAGAAGCCGCTGCGGGACATGACGGAGGGCGAGCTGGCCTTGCTCATGAAGCGAGCGGCCAGGCTCATCGAGGCGGGCCTGCCCCCGGGAACCCTGTTCACGCTCCTGGCGTTCGACGATCCAGGGCTCGCCCAATATATCTCGAATGGCCGGCGGTCCGATGTGATCCTCGCCATGAGGGCATGCGCCGACCGGCTCGAACGCCGCGAGACGATCGAACGCGTCGGCTTCTAGCCGCCAGCCAGCGGTGTTTGAAACAGTCTTCGGACGGACGCCAATAGACAGCCAAGTAATCGGAGATTGCCAATGTCAGTGATGAATCAAAGGGAATGTTATGCAAGGGCGGAAGCCTATTGGGAAGCGGCGACACATCTCGGATTGGATTGGACCCATGACAATACCGAGAGGGAGCAAGGTGAAATCATCGCCAAGCGTCTCTTTCGGCTTCAAGCTATCTGGCTGAGGAAGGGTAGAGACGCCGTCGAATGATGGAAAAAGGGGGCGGCCGATCCCGATGGATCGCCCGCCCCCTTTTGGTTTCAATCAGCCGCCGACACACTCGCGGCAGTCGCGGTCGGTGACGTCGGTCAGGCTCGTGCCCGGTACCGGGCGGCCCTTGCCGGCGAGGCAGACCCTGGTGCTCGTGCAGCCGCACTCGGTGGCGAAGTCCCCCCGATAGTCGCAGCCCAGGACCAGGAGCTTGATCGAGCGGTTTCGCCCGGGGTCGAAGCCCGGGGCGTCCCCGGCCCCGGCGTTCGCCCCGAGGCGGGCGAGCTGCTCGCCGGGGGGGATCGCCCGCCAGGACTCGAGCCGGGCCCTGAAGGCGAGCTGGCCCGGGGTCAAGGCGGTGTCGGTGGCCATCAGTCATCCCCCGTGATCGAGACGTAGCACGCCGCATCCGAGCCCGAGAACGTCGTCCCGCTGGTCAGGCTGAAAGGGACGCACGTGTTGGCGTAGCTGCCGACGACCCAGGTGTAGAGGATGCCGTCGCGATAGGGCGACCCGTAGGGCGAGTCGAGGTAGACCCGCGACAGGTTGAATTGGTTGTAGTAGCAGGTGAGCAGATACTGGAACATCGCGTTGTCGGCGATGACGTCGGGGAAGCTCTCGGTCGAGAGCCATGAGTTGGTGCCGAGGCCGAGGTCGGCATAGCCGGCCGGCGTCGGGCCATAGACGATCGAGCAGCTCTGGAACATCCCGTAATTGCACGTCTCGGACCCGCTGAACATCGCCAGATTTTGCGGCGCGGTCGGGCAGAAACAGCCGGGGAAGTCGCCCGTCGCCCCGCTATAGGGGTCGCCCCCGCAGCAGCAAAGGTTCACGTGATGTTCCCGCAGCTCGTCATGACGAAGTGGTATTTGCCGCCGGGGCCGGGGACGCACAGCACGTAGGACCCGATGCCGACGAGCGCCGTCGTGTCGTTCAGGATCGGGTACGTGGTCGTCGAGAGGTCGGAGTAGCTCGTGCCGTTGAACTGCTGCAACTTCCCCGATCCCGTGCCCGGGGTGGCACCCGATCCCCGCGTGATCGTGGTGGTGGTGAGGAGCATGGCCGAGCCGCCGAAGGCGACCGGCCCGTCGATCGGGGGGGCCGTCGATCGGGGCTGCTGCTCGACGAAGCGGCCGACGTCGAGGAGGCGTCGGGCGGCGGCGCGGGAGAGCTTGACGCCGGAGGCGCGTGACATGTGCAATCTCCCTCCGATCAACTGAAGAGCGTGGTGAGGTTCGGGAAGGCGGTGGCGAAGACGGTGCTGGTGTAGACCTGGAACTCGAGCTGGACGTAGTCCGAGAGCGTGGTCAGCACGTTGCCGGACCCGTCGAGGAGGGCAGGCTGGGAGATCGGCTGGCCGGTGATGTCGACGATCTTGTTGAGGCCCCCGGATGTGTTCTTGGCCCGGTAGCCACGGTCGATCGGCTTGGCGTTCCACCCGCCGTCGTTGGGGTTGAAGGCGAATTCCCCCTCGAGCCGGTAGTAGTTCTGGCCCATGAACTGGGAGTAGAGCCGCTGCGGCATGTTGGGCGGGGAGAACTTGATCGAAAACGCCGGGAAGCCGTTCCACACGTCGGAGTTGATCATGTTCCCGTACGTGAAGAACGCCGCCGGGTTGAAGGTCAGGCTGTTCCAGGAGACGCGGAGGATGCCCTTGAGTTGCTCGCGGGTGACCGGCGGGTCGAAGGGGTCGCCGGCCGAGTTGACGACCGGCACATAGGCCGGCGGGCTCGAGCCCGGCGTCATGGCGATGTCGGCGACCTGCTCGAAGACCTGCCACTGGAAGCTCACGTCGATCGGCTGGTCGACGGGGTTGCCGGTCGCCGTGTGGGTGAGGGGGTCCCACGGTCCATAGGTGACCGTGACGTCCCACCAGTAGCAGGCGGTGTCCGTGTTCACGTCGGCGGCGTCGAGCGGGTTGACGAACCCGCTGATCACGTCGCCCTGCTCGACGGAGATCTCCGCCACCACCTGCCCGGAGTCGGACGGGTGGGGATAGTTGATGATCAAGCCGGCGCCGAGGTTGGACCGGGCGTAGCTCTCGTCGCAATCCGTGGTGAACGCGGCTGTGTAGGTCCTCGACCCGGAGCGCTCCCACTGGTCGTTTTCGGTGCTGGCGGATTTCTGCGGGAAGAGGCCGAGGAGCCCCATGTTTATCCCTCGTCGAAGGTGGGGTCGGGGTCAGAAGCCGGCCTGGACGTCGGGGCGCTGGACGGCGGCCAGGATCGACCGGAGCGTGGCGTTGCCCTGGCCGGCGAGCGCGACGCCTTCGCGGGCGACGGCGATGGGGTCGTTGAAGTTGGAGGACATCTGCGAGAGCAGGTACGACCGGCCCTCGACCGAGTTGGCCTGCACGGCCCCGGCGAGCTGGGTCGGGCCGCCGAGCCCCGACTCGGCGGTCTTCTGGGCCGCGGCCCGGACCGCCTGGGCCTTCGACAGGCCGCCGTTGGCCTCGCCGAGCTTGGCCATCTTGTCGATCCGTGCGAGGTCCTCCTGGAGCTTCTGGAGCGGGGTCTTGGTGGACTCCTGAAGCTCGTCGCGGAGGGCGCTGGCCTTGGAGGCCTCGCGGGCCTCGTAGCCGCCCCGGAGGAGGTCCTTGCGGTCGCCGGCGGAGATGCCCTTGAGCGCACCGACCTGGCGGTGGATCTCGTCCTGGCCGGCGGTGGCGATCGTCTCGCGGTTGGCGTCCCGCATCGCGTTGACCTGGGTCGCCAGCGCGGCGTTCATCCGGGTCGCCAGCGCGGCGGCCTGGGCCTGGGTCTGCATCGCCTTCTTCCTCGCCTCGAGCTCGGCCTTGGCGCCGCCGAGCTGGACGGCGGTGGTGGCGTGCTGGTCGAGCATGGCCTGTTGCGGCTTGGTACGCCGCTTGTAGAGGCCGTTGTTCGAGACGGTGAACTGGGCCTTGGTCTGGCCGATCTTCTCGCGTTGCTTGTCGAAGTTGGCCTGGAGTTCGTCGACCTTCTTCTGGCTGGCGTCGAGCCTGGCCTGGAGGGCGGCCCTGGCCTGCTCGTCGGCCTTCACGTCCGCGGCGTCGACCTTGGGCGGGGCCGGCGCCTGGGCTGCGGCCGGGCGGGCGGGGATGCCCGGGATCGTCGGCAGGGACGGGGGCGGGATCGTCACCCCGAGCACGCCGGCGAACTTGTTCGCGAACGCCGTCATCAAGTCGACGCCCTGGGCGATCTTGGGGGCGATCGCCACCGTGAAGATGTCGGCGATGTGGGCGAGGGTGTCGGAGATCCGGTTGAGCGAGATCTCGAGCTTGCGGGCCTCGGAGACGTCCTCGTCGGAGATGATTGGCGCGGCGTCGAAGGCGGCCTTGAACTTGTCGCCCGAGAGGGTCAGCATCCGGGAGACCTTGACGCCGTCCTGGCCGGCCAGGAGCATGGCGATCCGGGCCTTCTCGGCGTTGTCGGGGAGCGCCGCGAAGCCTTTATTCAGGGCCTTGATCTGGTCTTCGGGGCTCATGGCCTGGAGCTGCTCGGCCGAGGTGCCCAGCGCCTTGAACGCCTGGCTGGCGTCGGTGACCCGGCCGATCGAGCCGTTGATGTTCGCGGTCAGGGTCGTCATGAACGAGCCGAGGTCCTGGACGTCGACGCCCGTGGACTTCGCGACGGACCGGAGCCTCGAGAGCGCGTCGGCCGAGGTGCCGAGGGCCTCGGCGTCCCGGCCGAGGTCGCCGATCCGCTTGAACCCGAGCCCGGCGAGCGCGGCGGCCGAGCCGACGGCGGCGGCGGTCAGGCCGGCGAACCCCTTGGTGAGGATGCCGATGTTCGAGCCGTTCAGGGTCTTGAGCTTGAGGTTGACCTTGTCGATCGAGTTGGAGATCCCCGTCCCCATCGCGGACCAGGCCTTGGCCGTGCTCGAGCCGAAGACCTCGGCGTCCTTCTTGCACGCCTTGAGGCCCCTGGAGAATCCGGAGACGTCGGCGCCGACCGGGACCGTGATCCCGTTGATTCGTCTATTGCTCATGGGTGTGGGTTTCCCTCAGGCGGCCCGACTTGGCCGCGGCGATCTCGAACGACGCCTTGACCATGGCCAGGGTCCGCTTCCGCTCCGCCTTCTTCGGTCTGGGCAGGTAGCGCGTGGGGTCGGGCTTCTTGACCCCCTTGATCCAGTCGAGCTTGGCCATGATCGCGGCGAAGGGGTGCGACCACTCGGGGACGTGGGTCCGGTCGAATTCGTCCCAGAGCTTGACCTCCTCGAGCGACATCCGGGCCATCACTTCGAAGGCCGTCATGCCGCCCAGACGCTCCGCCAGCTCGAAGGCGCGGCGGACGAGGGGGCGGCTCAGGGTTTTCCCGCGGCTTCCCCCGTGGACTCGTCGGAGAGCGCGTGCGCCTCGTTGAAGATCCGGCTGAGGACGTCGGGATCCTTGGCGCAGAGGTCCTCGACGTCGCCCCGTTCGAAGACGAGCTGGCCGTCCTCGTCGCAGACGCAGAAGGTCAGGTAGAGCGGGACGACCTTCGTGTCCTGGGTGGACGCTCGCGCCTCCTCGAAGGCGATCGCCTCGAGCAGGGAGAGGGTCCGGACGTGGACGGGGAATCCCCACTCGGGGACGTCGATCGACTTGAGCCTGAAGTCCCGGGCCGCCAGGATCGAGTGGCGGAGGGCCTGCCGTGCGGTTGTCATGATGGATCAGGTCCCCGCCGTGGCCGTGATGGCGCCCGAGATCGCGATGGTGAAGTCGAGGTGCGGCGCGTCGTCGCCGGAGAAGTTGCCGGGCTTGAGGTTCGAGATGAACCCCTGGAACGCGTAGGTCGACCCCGTGGTCGGGGACGAGCCGTCGTTGAGCATGACCTGCCAGTAGATGGTGGCCTTGCTCGAGCCGAGGGCCATCAGCTCGGTCACGCCGGCGTCGGCGAAGACGAGGTAGCAGCTCCCGGTGAAGGTGCCGTTGTCGGTCCGGCCCGGGGCCTTGGCCATCGTGCCGACGGCGAGGGTGGGAAGGTTGATGATCGTCGTGTCGAAGCCGTCGAACTCGGCGTCGTCGAGGAGCTGGACCAGCGAGGCGAAGGTCCCTCCGGATGCGGTCTTCCAGCTCAGGGAGATCCCCAGGCCGGATTGGGGGGAAGTGCTCAGGGACATGATTGCCTTTCGTTTCTATGGGGTGATCAGTCGAAGGTCGGGGCCGTTTCCTTGAAGGCGATCCGGTATTCCACGGCACGCTGGTAGGTGCCGGCGTCCGTCCCGTCGATGTTCGGTTCGTAGGGGAGGTCGAGGCATTGCTGGAGCCGGCACGAGGAGACCTTCGTCGTGCCCATGTAGCCGCGGAAGCCGTGGAGCACGGCGCGGAGCGACCGCTCGAGCTGCACGGTGGTCAGGTAGCTCGTCGACCAGGTGCTGAACTGGTACACCCGGGCGGTCAGGCCGGCGGCCCGCGCCATGGTGTAATAGGGCTCCTCTTCGACCGCGAAGTAGCTGATCGCGTCCGGAGTCTCGTCGCCCTGGGGGATGTGCCCGGGGTAGATGTCCACGCCCAGGCCCTGGGCGGAGAGGTACGCGAGGAGGTCCTCCTCGAAGATCCCGGGCGTCGGGTCGGGCGTCGGGGGCGCGAACGAGCCCAGGCCGCCGGTGAGGAGGTAGGGCGGCGACCCGAGCAGGCCGCCGGTCAGGAGCAGGCTCATGGGTCACGTCCTCTCGGTCGGGACCGTCGCGGAGTCCAGCGCGAACGGTCGGATCGTGGTGCCGGCCGGCGTCTTGAGCGTGAAGCTCGTCCCCGACACCTCCGCCTGCCCGGCCGCCGCCGCGTAGATACCCCAGAAGATGTCGGCCACCGTCACCTGCCCGTCGGCGAGCCCGGCGACGTTCCGGGGCGTGCTCATCACCGTGCCGAGCGTCAGGCCCGATCCGCCCCCGGCCGAGTAGGTTCCGGTCAGGCCGCCGCCCGGGCCGAAAGGGACGCTGAGTTCGACCTGGCCCGTTGTGGGCTGGATGACCGTGCCCGCGATGGTGCTGCCCGGCCCGAAGGTCTGGGTCGAGAGGACCGTGTTGGCGGGAGGCTGGACGACGGTCCCCGTCGAGCCCGTGCCCCCGACCCCATAGTGCGGCGCGGTCGAGAGCACCGTGGTCGCGAGGGGGATCGTCGCGGTCCCGACGAGCGTCGTCCCGTTGATGGCGTAATTCGTCGGCCCCCCGCTGGCCGGCGAGAGGACATAGGCGATCCCCGGGTCGACCGAGGTCGAGGATGAGGCGACGACCGGGTTCCCCAGGATCGAGGCGTAGGCCGGGATCTCGAACGCCGTCATCTCCTGATAGCCGTAAGTGGTCGGGTGCGTGCCGGTCACTTCGGAGATCGGGTTGCCGTCGCCCGCGCCGCCGGTCTCGATCGGGGCCCAGGTGTCCGTCTCGACGTAGATGACGTTCGGATTGTTCATCGCCGCGACGGCCGCCGCGAGCGTCGGGTTCAACGCCCAGACCCAGGGGGTGACGCCCCGGGCGATGACGGTCCGGGCACCGGCGGCCAGCGCGGCGGTGATGCAGGCCGTGTAATTGCCGGGGACCGTCGAATCGGAGGTCGAGTCGTTCCGACCGGCTGCCGACACCGCGTAGGTTGGCGGCGCGTTCAAGGCCGCGAGCCAGGTCGGCAGGTAGGACAGGATCTGGGCGGTCGTGTAGCCCGGGACGCCGACGCCCATCGCGAGCATCCCATACGCATGGGCATACTGGAAAAAGTCGAGGTCGCTGGAGTAGGTGGCGTCCTCGCCGGCCGTGATCGAGTCGCCGTACTGGACGATGGTCTGCGGCTTGTACGTGCCGACGAAGCCCGTCCCGCCGCCGACCATGATGCCGATCGGCCCCCGGTAGACCGGCGTGGCCGTGGCGAACCCCGGGATCACCGTGTAGATGTGGGTGCCGCTGAGCCCGGTCGCGACCTTGCGGGGACGCCGGAAGGCGTCGCCGGTGTTGTCCAGGGCGACCGTCGTGAAAGCCCCGCCGTCGATCGCATAAGCACAGTGCGAGTCGGCGGTGTAGACCCAAAGGTCCGTGCAGTTCGCCCGGACGGCTGCCGACCCGTTGAGCGAGAGCAAGGCCCGGCTGACGACGGTCGCCGGGAGCGGGGCGGTGGCGTTCGTGTAGCTGGCCGAGTTCGCGACCTGGAAGATCGCACCGCCGGGATAGGTCGGGTCGGTGAAGTTGTGGTAGGGCCCGATGTCCGAGCCCGCCGAGATCGCGGGCGCGGCCCCGGTGACCGTCAGCACCGCGCCGGTCATGGGCGTGTTGGCATAGCCAACATACCCATCCTGGCTCACGATTCGGACGAGGTGCGTCCCCTCGGCCAGGCCGGTGACCGCGACGACGCCGCTGGCCACGACCGGATTCACCGCCGGCGAGCCATCGACCCAGATCATGTACGGATTGAGCCCCGCCTGGCAGGTCGTGGCCAGCGTGAATCCCGTGCCGGTGATGTAAGTCATCAGGCACGAGAAGTCGCTGATCATGATCCGCTGGCCGGAGGCCGTCGTCAGGTCGAACAGGCCCGTCCAGCCGCCGACTGCCGAGATTTGAGCGTCGGAGAAGGTTCCAGTCGCCATGCGTTGCCGTGCCGTGGGTTAGTGGGGAGGTTCAGGGCTTCGAGGGGGGATCGATGCCGTGGTGGGATGCGAGATCAGGAGATCGAGGAGATGGCCTCGGCGAGGCCGTTGACGATCTCGTCGACGACGTCCTCGCGCCTGGCGGCGATGGAGCGTCGGACGAACGGGTTGGCCGGCTGGTTGCGGCGGCCGAACTCGACGAAGCCGGCGAAGCCCTCCTCGCGGCCGCCCTCGACCATGACGACCATCGAAATGTTGCCCTTCTTCCGCTTGCCGGATCGGACCTTCACGGACCGCTTGAGGAGGCCCTCGCCGACGGGGCTCTTCGCCTTGATCTCGCCGGCGAGGACCTTGGCGGCGGCCCGGATCGACTTGCGGATGAGCTTCTTCTGGACCTTCGCGTCGAGCGAGTCGAGCGTCCGCTCGAGGTCCTTCGTCCAGGCGACGTGGCGGGCCATCTATTGCGCCCCCTTCTCGGTCGCGTCGACCTCGATCAGGATCCCGAAGGGGTCGGGGACGGCGGCGGCCACGTTCAGGGTCAGGCCGTTCCAGGCGAATTGGTCGGAGGGGAGGATCGGGCCCGAGGCGGCCCGGAGCGTGATCTTGTAGCGGAGGACGCCCTTGAGCTGCTTTGCGTTGGTCGCCTCCGCGCCGCCGAGGCGCTCGACCTTCGCGTAATAGGTGCCGACCGGCTGATAGTCGGGGATGTGCTGGCCGACCGAGTTCGGCGAGCCCGAGTCCCTCAGGAGCGTCACGCGGTGGCGGAGGTCGCCGGCGTTGATATTCTTCATGGCTTACTTGTAGAAGCCCTTGTTGCAGGTGTCGAAGAGTTCCTTGACGCCGTAGGGCATGGGCGAGAGCACGCCCTCGGTGATCGCCTCTCGGTTGCGGTAGAGGCTCGCGCCCCAGAGCAGGATCCCGGCCATGGCGGGGAACGGGATGTTGTCGGACACGGTCACGCCGGCGACGTCGGCTTGCACCGTCGCGGCGGTCGAGGTCGTCGTGATGGGGGTGGCCAGGCCGGGGCCCGTGACGACCCGGGTGGTGGTCGTGACGCCGCCGGCGATCGCGACGGTCGTCGTCGTGGTGCCGAACCCGCAGGTGTAGGCGATGACGACCGAGCCGACCTGGGGCAGCGTGAACGGCCAGATCTTGCCATAGGCCGGGGCGACCCGGCCGGGGAACCCGGGGACGTATTTGTAATAGTCCGAGGGCAGGGCCTGGAGCGTGCCCGAGGTGTCGAGATACTGGATCGAGTCGATCGAGATCAACGGCGGCTTGAGGATCTTGAAGACCGAGTCGAGCGTGTAGGGATAGACCGACGTGTTCAAGAACGTGTTGAACGCCGCGGACCCGGTCGGGCCGGTGAGGGCGCTCGTCGGCAGGAGGTCGCGCGTGAGCTGATACGAGCGGCTCCCGGCCAGCGTCTGCTTGAGGTAGGCGGACGCGGCGTGCCGGGCGGCCTCGAGGTAGACGGCCAGGTTGAGGTCCTCGGTGGTGTCCGAGGCGTCGACCCGGCAGTGGGCCTTGAAGGTCGCCAGGTCGGCCGCCGACGGGGCGGAGGGGGCGGAGGTCGTGATCAGGCTCTCATACATCGAGCTTCGCCTTGCGCGTCTTCGGCTTCTTCACGGCCTCGCGCTTCTCGGGCGATTCGGGTTCGTTGGGATCGGGCGACTCGGGCCCGGGGTCCGGGGCGGCGGGGCGGGTGACCTTGATCTCGAGGGCGGACCCGTGGCGGATCAGGTACCGGCCTCGCTGGTCGTCGCACTCGACGTCGTCGCCCTGGGCGTGGGTTGTCTTGCCGATGAGTTCGGACTTGAGGAGCATGATGCGCATGGAGTTCCCCCGGGGCGGAGGGGGCCCGCGAGTGCGTGCCCCCTCCGGCCGTCAGATCAGGTGGTGGCGACGGCGGACGAGATCACGAACGCGTTCGAGTGATCCCGCTGGGTGTCCATTTCCTGGAACAGGTTGTACTGGATGGCACCCTGGGACACGTTGATGTAGGGGTTGATGACGATGTCGATGCCGCCCCAGAGGGCCAGCTCGGCATATTCCCAGCTCCCGAAGATCAGGGAGTTGAGGGTCCCGGTCGACGTGCCCTTGGTCAGGCCGTTGGGCATCTCGTTCGTGACGAAGGCCCGGTACCCGTTGACCGTGTTGTCGGGGGCCCAGACGAACTCGGGGTAGACCTGCCCGCTGTTGATCTTCGGGGTTTGCTTCAGCTTCGAGCGGACGGCGGGTGTCGTGACGAAGGCCATCGACTGGCCGTCGGCGTTGACCTGGGCGACGAGGTTCTCGCAGTTGAGCGCGTCGGCGAAGCTCATGTCCGCGCCGTTGCCGGTGTCGGCCGCCAGGGCGAGCGTCTGGGCGCCCGAGTCGTACAGGACGCCGGTCGGGTTGGCGCCCGCACCGGTGCCGGCGAGGACCTGGGTGTCGAGGCCGATCGCCAGCACCTTCAACATGTCCGACTCGACGGCGGTCTCCGCGTTGATCGACATTTCGAACAGCGACTTGCGGCTGATGTTGACCTGGATCGCGGCCGTCTTCGGCACGAAGTTGACCTGGTCGAAGGTCTGATTCGAGGCGGTCGCCGAGGACCCTTCGCCGATGAAGTACATCGTCGAGGCGCCGCTCTGGCGGGGCCGGGCATACTTGCCGGTCAGGCTGTGGGTGACCGTGACGCCCAGCTCGTCGCAGACCATCCGGTTCCGCAAGAGCTCGATGAACGTGCTCTCGACCTTGATGCCGACGGCGCCGGCACCGCTCGAGGTGGTGAAATCGCGGCGCTTGAGCCTGTGCTGGCCCCGGACCTTGAAGTCGTGGGGCATGAAGAAGCCGTTGGGCCGGTTGCCCGACCGGACCGCGATCTCCTGGCTCCGCTCGCCCTCGAGGCCGTTGACGGTCTTGCCCTCGGTGTACATCGCCATGGCCCGGCGGATCGAATAATCGTGCGAGTCCTTGCGGGTCTTCGAGGTGGCGATGTTGCCGGCGGGGAAGTCGAGCTGCCGCTCGCCCTTCTTCGCGGGCTTCGAGCGCTCGGCCTGGTCGTCGTCGGCGTCGGCCGGGGTCGCCTCGGGGTCGCCGTCGACGGGGTCGTCGTCGTCTTCGACCTTCTCGAGCTTGTCAATCCGGCTGGTGAGGGCTTCGATCTTCTTGGTGAGATCGTCGAAGGTCGACTGCTCGGCGTCGTCGAGGTCGCGCTCGCGGAGGGCGTCGGCCAGGGTCTTGCGTTCGGCCTTCAGGGCGGCACGCTGGCGCTTCAGTTCGGCGGAATTCATGGGTCGGGGGAGTCTCTTGTCGGGTCGTCATCGCTGGATTCCTCCGGTCATGACCCCTCTGGCGGACGATCGCCCGGGGACTCCTGGGATCGACTTCGGGCGCTCAGCGCTCGTCGTCGAGGCGTACGATCCGCCGGGCCCTCTCGAGCCGCGGCAGGCGGGGGTTGGGCGCGGGGCGGCGGGCGAGCCGGTCGGGGCTCACGGCGTTGGGACGGTCGCCGGACCGGGCCTCGACGACCGGGCCGTTGAGATAGGCGGGGAAGACGACCGGGCTGATCTCGATGAGCTGGGCCTCGAGGACCGTGTTGGTCTTGCCGTCGGCCGACCACTCGTCACGCAGGGCGTAGAAGCCGAAGCTGACCCCGTCGAGGTCGCCCCGCTTCACGGCCTTGTAGATGAACAGGTGGAGCGGGATCGAGAGGTCGAGGTCGATCTCGAAGGCGAGCCCGACCTCGTCTTCCCAGAGCCTGAGCGTGCCGCTCTTGGTCCGGCCGAGGAGGTGATCGTAGCAGTGGTTGTAGAAGGCCCGGATGTCGTCGGACGCGATGGTCTTGGCGAAGCATCCCGGCCTGAGCATCTCGACGAAGCCGCCGAGGTCCTGCGACGGGCTGTCGAAGGTCGCCGCGTAGCCCTTGAGCTTCGGGGCGGCGGGGTCGTCGTCGCGGAGCTGGATCGCGACCTTGCGGGTGCGGAACTCGAGTTTGCTGGTCATGATGCCTCGGCCTCGCCGGCCGGCAGGGGTTCGGGGTCGGAGGGCTCGAGGTTGTCGTCGCCGTCGGCCGGGTTGGGCGCGGGGTCGGTCTCTCCCGAGACGGCCTTCATGTTGAGCGGCACGAGCCGGACGTCCTCGGGGAACGGGTTGCGGCCGAGGTCGGCCCGCCACTCGTTCTGGGTGAGGACGCCGTTCCTCATCTCGATCTCGCAGGCCTGGGCCCGCTCGAGGGCGTTGGGACGCATCAGGCTGTTCATGTCGAAGGCGGCGTAGTATCGCTTTCGCTCGTCGTGCCAGAGGAGCTTGAGGCCGATCTCGTCGGCCATCATGAGGCAGATCGGCTCGAGGTCGGTCTCGAAGTAGTCGCGGTTGGACTCCTCGAGGCCGCGCTCGATGTCATGGCTCATGTCGAAGAGCTTGTGGGGCGGGACGCCGACGATCCGGGCGATCTCGACGACCGAGAACTCGCGGGCCTCGAGCATCTGGGTCTGCTGGGGGTTGAGCGCCGTGGCGACGTATTTCGCCCCCTCCTCGAGGATGGCCGTGCGGTTGGCCATCGTCACCCCGCCGTGTTCGTCCTGCCAGGACTGGCGGAAGTTGACACGGGCATCGTCGTCCCAGCCGGGCGGGCATTCGATCACGCCGCCGGGGATCGCACCGTTGCCCCAGAAGGTGCCGGCGTATTTGTCCAGGGCCGCGGCGATGCCGAGGGGCTCGGTCATCGACTGGATCGCCGAGAGGGCCGAGTCGGCGTTGAGCGAGAGGCCGGTGAAGTGGAGGACGTTCTCGGGCAGGAGGTGGGTCTTGCCCGACCAGGGCGACTTCTTGCCCCTCAGCCAGTAGACCAGCCGGCCGCCGTCGTCGCGCCTGGGCTCGACCCACCGGGGGTCGAGCAGCTCGAGCCGGATCGGGTCGCCCGTCTCCTCGTCGCGGATGATCTCCTGGTAGGCGTTGCCCCAGAGGATCAGGTGGACGATCGCCGCGTGGCGGAGCTTGCGGCCGGCCTGGTAGGCGTTGGGATAGTTGAGCAGCTCGAAGACCCGGTGCGACGGGTCGGGCCGACGGCCGCCGCCCTCGAGGCGTTCGTAGAGGTTTAAGGGGAGCTTGGTCAGGTCGCCGGCCTTGACGGTCACCGCCCGCCAGATCGCGGCGAGGTTGAGGCTGGTGACCTCGTCGATCAGGACGCCCGAGGAGTTGGGCCGGAGCGCCGAGTAGTACCAGCCGGCGTTGGTCGACGGCGAGCCGCCCGGGCCGGACCGGAGGCGGAGCCGTCCCTTCATCTTCTTGGCGAATCGCCGCATGATTTGTGCGTCACTTCCGGGACAGGAATTCGACCTTGCGCGTGCTGTAGGCGTTGGGCTTCGCCTTCCTCGTCAGGAGGAGGGCGAAGAGGGCCTCGATCGACGCGATCAGGCCGTCGATCTTCTTCGGGCTGTTGGCCGCGGGCTTCACGAGCTTGACGTTGGCCGCGGCGTCGGACACGACCGCGGCATGCCCGTTCATCCACCCGAGGATCGGGTTGTTGCCGTGGTTGAGCTTGCCGATGATCGCCAGGCGTTCGAGTTCCTTGGTGGGCTCGCTCATCGACCGGAAGCCCTGGCCCATGAACCCGGTCTTGATCCCCTTCTTCGCGACCCGCTGGCAGACCGCCTCGGCCGAGCCCCAGTCGTCTGAGGTGATCGAGCGGATCCGGTACAGGCCGTTGAGGTCGAGGATCTCCAGCTCGATCAGGTCGTAATCGATGCCCGATCCCGGGGTCAGCGTGATCAGCCCCTGCGAGGCCCAGGACGAGTAGGGGATCGAGTCCTCTCGCTCGCGTTCCCTGGCCTGGGTCTCGGGGATCCAGAACCGGGGGACGAGCGTGATCCCGCCGTCGTCGCCCTCGAAGAGCAGGACCAGGGCGGTGATGTCCTTCTTCGAGGACAGGTCGAGGCCGGCGAAGCATTTCCGCCCGGCGAGCGCGGCGACGTCGATCGGGCCGCCGCAGCGGGACCAGGCCTCGTGGCTGATGTACGAGGTCTCGGGCTCGGTCCAGATGTCGAGGCGGAGCCGGAGGAAGTTATTCAGCCTCGAGGGGGACTCGCGGACCTTGGCCAGGTCGTTGGCGAAGTCCTCGATCGACAGCGTGTGGCCGAGCGAGGGGTTGGCCTTCTTCCAGGTGGCCGGGTCGTCGAGGTCGTCGGTGCGGTCGGCCGCGAAGATCACGGCCAGGTGCGTGGTGTCGAGCGAGGTCCCGTCGATGATCTTCCTGGCCCGCTCGTGCTCCTGCCAGCAGACCGAGGACTTGTCCTGGCCGGCGGTGGTGATGGCGAGCAACAGGGGCTGCTCGCGGCCCCGGCCCGCGAACTCGAAGACGTCCCAGAGCCGCGAGTTCTTCTGCCGGTGCAGCTCGTCGAAGATCGTGCAACTGGAGTCGAAACCGTCCTGACTCTCGGCGTCGGAGGTGACCAGCTCGATCTTGGAGAAGTTCGTCCGGTAGAGGATCTTCTTGTTGGTGTCCTTGATCTCCAGCCGCTTCTTGAGGGCGGGCGAGGTCAGGATCATCTTCTTGCATTCGTCGAAGATGATGCGAGCTTGCTTCGAGTTCACGGCGGCGAGGTAGACCTCGGCCCCGGACTCGCCGTCGGCGACCGCCATGTAGATGGCGATGGCCGACATCAGGAGGCTCTTGCCGTTCTTCTTGGGGATCTCGATGTAGGCGGTGCGGAACCGCCTCGAGCCGTCCTTCCGCTTCCAGCCGAACAGGCGGGCGACCAGGTCGCGTTGCCACTCGAGGAGCCGGACCTTCTTGCCGGCGGTGCGTCCCTTGGTGAGGGTGCAGAAGGTCTCGATGAACTCGACGGCGAAGTCGGCCGCGGCGGCGTCGAAGTAGCAGCCCTGCTTCACGGCCAGGCGATCGGCCTTCGTCCGGATCCACCTCTTGTCAGTCGCCGGGGGCTTGGGCTTGGGCGGTCGTTTCATTGCGGCGGGCCATGAACTCGGCGAACTCGTCGACCTCGGCGGCGACGGCCGCGGCGACACGGGTCCGGCTGGCGGGCGTCAGGCCGAGGTCGTTGAGCAGCTTCTGCTCGGCGGCCTGCATGTCCCGCCAGATCAGGTAATCGCCGCCGTAGACCTTGCGCCCGGTCGTCGTGGTCTGGAGCGCGCTCTTGTCGTCGAGGATCTTCTTGTGCTTGCGGCCCAGGGCCTTGACCTCGGCGAGCGACGCGACGATGTCGATGTCGCCCTCGGTCAGGATGCCCATGCCGGCGAGCGTGCGGACGACCCGGGAGAAGATCTCCCTGGCGACGGGATCGAGGTGCGGAGGCGGCTCGACGTCGGCGGCGATCGGCTCGGCGGTGGGCTGGGATCCGGCCGCGACGTTCTCCGGATTCTTCTTGCGGCCTCGCTTCATGGGTCGGGCTTCGGATTACCGGATTGAGGCCACCCGCTTGCCGACCGTGCGCAGGTACGCGTCGGACTCGAAGGCCTCGTCGAACTGGTGGAGGATCGGCTGGAACTGCGAGAGGGGGAGGGTGATGTAAAGGATCTCGCCGTCGACTTCGGGCCGCTCGCCATCGGGGCCGTAATCCATCAGGCCGAGGTGGACGACGTCCTTCCCCGGGACGATGTTGAGCGTCTCCATGAACATCGAACGACCCTGCGGAAGTTTCTGCCTCGCCATCGAGTTTCCCTTTCAAAATCGCGTCGGTGGACAATCGTCCGGGAGTGCCCAGATTGCCAGGTCTACCGGAAAAAAGTCCCGGAATTCACTCCAAAAACGTGCAAGATCCAGCACCGGATTCCGGGTAAGGGGCCGGAACCTTTTCGGGGGGGCCTACCCTGTGCTACCTCAACGTCGAGCTTGCGAAGATCTGCTGTCGGAAGCGGAGACCTTCGAAGAAGGCGGGGAAGCTTCCAGGCGGGACTTCGGGGAATGACTCAGACTCGACGACCAGGCCGAGGTGACCACGCTCATCGAAGTAGCGATGGACCACCTTGGCATCCGGCGGCATTGGCTTGCCGGTGGTCTCGATGCCCTCGACCATGCCCAGCCGGATGAGGATGTCAGGGTCAATCATGAGGACCTTGTATCGTCGGCACCTCACCTCGAAGAAGTCAGTCATGCTTCACCTTCCGCTTGTGATGCGCCGTGTGGCACGGCGAGCAGAGCGCCTCGAAGTTCGACCAGGCCCAGGCGAGCTTCGGGTCGCTCAACCGCTCGACGACGTGGTGTACGATCCGGGCGGCCTTGATCACGCCGGCGGCCAGGCAGTGGGCGCAAAGGGGATTCTTGGCGAGGAACGCCCTGCGGACCCGGGCCCATCGCTTCGAGCTGTAGAAGGCCGAACGCTCGCGGGCGGCGAGGTCGACGGGCGTCGGTCGGCCCTCGTCGAGGTAAGGGGTTCGATCGGGCATATCAAAACTTGGAAGCTCACTGGCCCTTGAATTCGCCCGGACCTGGTTAGTCCAGGTAGATCACGCGAACGGATGGTCCCGTGGCGTGCGGCGATTTGTTGCTCACCATCCTGTGGTGGACGCAATCGCAGGCGTCGTCGTCTGGAGGGCAACCGCACATCATGCAGGGGATCTCGGGCACGGCTCCCCAGCCGTCAACGAATGTCACCGCTTTGTAGATCGGCTCTGGCTCGAGGGCGTCGCTCCACTCGTACACGACGAGGTCGGAACCGTGAAACCGGCGGGTCACTACGCCCCAGAGTAGGCAACCGATCAGACGCCATGCTGTCATCGAACCGGCTCCTTATCTCGCTTGATCTGGAGGCTCGAGCATTCAGACGACCATCGCGTTCAGCTCGGCCGCCTGCTCGGGGGTCAGCTTGAGCTTCACCACGGCGGACTGGGTCCTGGGCCCGATCCTCAGCTCGACCTTGGCGACGTCGAGGTGGTCAAGGCCGAGGGCCTCGATCAGCTTTAGGGTGAACCGGTCAGGCGTGCCGCTGATCTCGGGCGGGCTCGCCGTTTCGCCGGCGGTCTCGCTCGAGGGCAGGCTCTCCACTTCGTCGGGGGTCGGAGTCATGGGTTTCGGCTCGGTTGAGGATGGGTGAGATGAAGCGGCCATTCAGCTCGCGGACGGTCGGCCGCCAGAGCTGGGGTTGGATCAAAGTCATGAGTGACCGCCTCCATCGGCGGTGAGAAGTGGGCAGCGTCGCCCGTGCCTCAGCGTCGAGGCCAGTCAGCAGTTGGATCGCCGCGGCCGAGGGAGGCCAGTCCTCCCATATCGGGACCTGGTCGAGTTCACTCCTCGGCCATGGCGGTCCGGTCAACCCCTCGCGCAAGGGGGCGCTGACTTTTCGAGGCGCATGGATTTCCCAAGCCGAGTCCGGCCATCGACTAACAGCTTTTCGACCCGGTCAGATCGGCGGTTCAGCGTCCGAATCGCGCAAGCCAGGACCTGGGCCGTCAGGCCGCCCGACTCGCGGAACTCGGCGCGGAGCCCGCGGAGGATCCTCGAGACCCTGGCCGGATCGAGGTCGAAGACGTCGGCCAGGAACCGAATGGACGTGCCCTGGATCGCCGCCTGGGCGATCGTCAGGTCCCTTTTGCGTCGCCAGAGCTGGCCGATGGTCATTCGATCCTCAGGGAGACGGCCGAGCCGTCGGCGAGGAACTGGACCGCATTCCCGGCCGCCGCCTGGGGCCGGAATCGGCCCGGCCGCCAGATCTCGATGGTCGCCGGATGACCGTTGATGACCCATCGAGTCCGTTCCGGCTCGGCGTCCGGAATTATGAATGGGGAATAATTCCTGCCGTCGTCCGGCCGATGCACGCGCAGCATTTTGCAGGCTCCCGCCCTGGGCCCATGCCCTCAACGTCGAGGGTCTCATGCATCTTAAGGCATAGTGATCCCCGAAACACTCCCTTTCCGGCATTTTCAGGCCAGATCACCCTTTTGAAGCAACGCATTTGACAGGATTGATGCCGTCAACCGATGATGTTACGTAACCCCCTCAGGTGCGGCTTCAGGGGGCGGGCCCGACGATGCCGCGATCGATCGGTGACCCCAAGCCCTCGCCGGGTCCGGATTCGTCCGGCCTTTCGAGGGTTTCTTTCTTGGACCTGCCGATCTTCCGGGGCTTGGCGGGCCGGACCAGGCGCAGGCCCAGCGCATCGGCCAGCCTCGCCGCCGAGTCCAGGCTCAGGGACCGGGCCCGGCCGATGAACTTACGGACCGCCGCCTCGTCGAGCCCGGCCGCCTTCGCCAGGGCATACGGCGAGGCCTTCGAGTCGGCGATCGCCGACCGCAGCTCGGCGACGAGGGCCGGCTCGCGTTGCATACTATGTAGCGCCTTACCCCTCGGCATTGGCCCCCACTTTCGACTCGGCCCGACTCAGGATCTCGCCGATGGTCGACTTCGACCAAAGGCCCGTACTCCTCTTCGTGACCCCTCGCTTCGAGGGGATTCCTCGAGCGTTCAGCTCGTCGGCGATCGCCCGGAGCGAGAGGCCGTGGACCCTCAGCCGGAGGATCTCGGCGAGGATGTCCCGATCTTCGTCGCTGTCCACCAGGGCGATCGGCCGCTCGGCCTTCGACCGGCGCTGGTCGGACGGGTCGAGCTTCTTGCCGAAGGCCAGGTTGCCGGTCCGCTCGCCGACCCGCCGCTTCCTCGCCATGATGCCCGCCGTCCGCTCGACCCCGGACTCCCGACCGTATTGGCTGACGACGGCCAGGATGTACATCTGCAACCGGCCCACCGCCGTCCTCGTCTCGATCGGCTCGGAGGCCGAGAGCAGGACCGGGCCGCCCGGCTCGAGGAAGTGCGACTCGACCAGGCCGACCAGGTCGCCGACGTGGCGAGTGAGCCGGTCGAGGTTTGAGAACAGGATGCCCCGGACCTGGCCGGCGGCGATCATGGCCAGGCAACGCCGGATGCCCGGCCGATCGAGCGACTTGGCCGACTCGCCGCCGTCGTCGATGATGTCGACGAGGTGGTGTCCATGGGCCGAGGCGAAGGCCCGGATCTTGTCCGACTGGGCCTCGAGGCTTGACCCTCGGTCCTTTTGATCCTCCGTGGAGACCCGGCGGTAACCTATGAGGTCCACTGATCCTCCCCTCGCTCGTCGGCGTCGGCGCGGAGCTGGCGGATCAGGCACTTCGCGGGACGACGAGGCTTCTGGGATCCCATCGGGAGGATCGTGACGATATATCGCGTCTCTGGGTTATAGATGACCCGGATGGTCGCCCCCCGCCATTCGAGTTCGTAGATCCTCCTGGACTGGTATCCGTACATCACGAACTTCGCGTTGCCGCCTTCGATCAGGTCGCGCCAAGCGCGGATTGTCTCGACGTCGAGATCGATCTCCACGCGAGATCCGGCGCGTCGATAAAGATGGCCACGCGGTTGCTTTTTCATCGGCTCAAATGGCTTGTTTTCCAGGGTGGAATGCAAAAACTCGGACTCCCGTCTTGCAGGACCGGAGTCCGTCAAATCGGCCGATCGCCGGTTGGCCGGTACCGACCGGAACCGGACGGCCCAGCAGGTCACTTCGGGGGCGGGAAGGCGAGCAGCTTCGAGGCGATCTCGGCCTCGAGTTCGCGGAAGAGGGCGAGGTCCTCCTCGGTGAGGTCCCGAAGCTCGGGAAAGTCGCCGTCGTCCGCCGGGGGCGGATCGGAGGGCTTGAACCCGTCGAACCAACCCAGGACGAAATGGAGGCAGAGCGCGACCGTCCAGAGGGTCAGGTAGAGCGACACGTCGACCCGCCGGCCCATCGAGGCCGAGACCTCGGCGGTGATGGTCGGGTCATGGAGGACGAACTTCAAGAACGCGTCGAAGGCGAGGATGATCGGAGGATAGGCCAGCATCAGGCCCAGGCCGGCCGTCGTCCAGGCGGGGAACTTTTTCATGGCGTCTTCCCGATGTGGGGCGGGTGGGGTCCGATCAGCGGGGCCGCGCGTAAGGCGACGAGGGGCCGAGGAAGATCGCCCTCGCCTCGTTGAGCTTGGCCGAGGATTCGGCCCAGGCCTTCTCGGCGAGCTTCTCCAGCTCCGAGGCCGAGGCCTGGAGTTGCCTGGCCCGGTCGCCGGCCTCGCCGGACTCCCTCAGGAGCCGGTTGCCCGCCTCGAGCAACTCGGGCGTGACCTGATGGGGCTTGATCTCGACCAGTGCGGAAACGGGAGCGGAGGCGGACATCGGCGGACCTCTCGGATCGGACGGACGGGCATGGCGAGTCGGACCGGAGTCCGACTCGCCCTGTCCTTACATTCATAAAAATCCGGGGTCGCCTAACCGTGTTTCTGCCGGGCTTGCACGAATCTATGCGCGGGACATCGGTACGTGCGTCGATCGCCGGCCTTGACCCGGGCCGAGTGGAACGCGAAGATTCTGCCGGCCCGACGCCCTCAGGGGCGGCCGGCGAGGGCTAGTGGCCCGGACCGACGACGTCGTCAAGCGGGTCGTGGACGTCAAGGGCCGCCGGCCTCCTCTACTGGTGGGGGAGAGCCTGCCGACACCCCGCCCCAGACGGAACTGTCGATGTGATTGAATTCCAGCGGGGCGGCGGTGCCAAAACCGCCGCCGCCTCGTTTTCGCGGAGTTCCCCACGACGCTTGACATCAACGCAGCTATGCGCCACTATTAATCGGACCTCGCGATTTCTAGGGGGCCGGCGATCGTCTCGCCGGCCCCCGCCCTTGCGGCGTGCCGAGGAGCGGACCCATGCCCGAGACGACCCGATCGACCGAGTCCCGGCCCGCCGCGCTCTCCGAGCTGGTCGACCGCTTCCTCGGCCTCTATGACGTGCTCAACCGGACCGGCCTCGCCCGGTCCTACCGCCGGGCCCAGGAGCCCGAGTACAAGGCCATCGAGGCCGAGATCCTCGACCTCGTCGGGTCGGTCGCCCTGACGAGGAACGGCCGGTGCCTCGTGCCCATGATGACCGAGTCCAGCTCGTTCCGGGCGCTGAAGGTCCTCAGGTACCGGGACCTCGACGTCGAGGACTTCTGCGACCACGAGGCCCGGGTCCTCGAGGCCTGCCGCCGGTCCCTGGGCGCCGGCCCCGCCGCCAGGCCCGAGGACCTGGCCGTCATCGCCGGCGAGATCCGCCGGATGGCCGACTGCTCCGAGCGAGAGGCCCTCGAGGCCGCCAGGGACCTCGCCCGGCTCGAGGACCTCGAGGCCCCCGAAGACCTCACCGCCCTCGCCACGATGGCCCACGGCCTCCTCGATCGATCCTGGCCCGGCCGCCCCATCGTCGACGGCCCTCCCTTCGACTCGTCCATCTTCCTCTTCACCGACGAGGAGGTCCGCTCCATGATCTCCGGCCCGGGTCGCGACTGAGCAGATCACCCGAGCGGCACTCCGAGTTCGACGAGCCAGTTGGCAAATGCGACGACGTCCTCGAGGCCGTAGCCCTGGGCGATCATCCCATCCGTCAACGATCGCCTCGCCAACTCGGCCAGGGTCCGGCGTCGGTCCGCAGGATCGAGGGAGAGCAAATGGGCGACCACCGCGGCCCTCATACGCTCGTCCTTGATGCCGGAATCCGTCGCCCCGTCGTCGTGGGCCTGGAGGGCATCGATCGCGTCGAAGAGTCCCAATCCCCCGTGAGACTCGGCCCAACGTCTTTCATGAGAGTGCATGACGCGATCCGGAAGGCCGGCGGGATTCGAACCCGCGTATCAATGGTATCGGGGAAACTCGGCCCCACCATCGACTCTAGCCGGCTCACCCCTTATGGCCACTCGGGGCACGGGCCTTCCGATCGGACATCGCCGACGAGGGCCGGATCGAGCCGGCTCTGCCTGCACCACGAGCCCCGCGAGCGGGCGGGCCCGAGGGGCGGGACTTACCCCCGTCTCCACGCGACGACGCGCGTGGCGTGCTATTAGCGTCCCTTGCAAGCTTCCCCCGCCGATGGCCGCGTGTCGATCCACGCCGCCGCGCCGGCGATGAGAGGCAGTATAATCGCCCAGGGGCCGGCCCGCGATTGGCCCCGATCACTTTTGCTTCGGCGGCGGCGGGGGTGGGGGCGGGCTCGTCTTCGGGTTGCTTCCGCCTTCTCGCGTTTCTCGTCATCTCGTCGTGATCCCTCTCGCGGCACATCAGATGTCCAGCCGCACCCCGAAGTGGCCCTGGTCGGACTTGCTCCGGTACCAGCCGCCGACGATGAGGGCCCGGCAGGTGAGGTCCTCACCGGGTCGGCCCGCCTTCTTGAGGCGCCTCCGATGGGCCCTCGCGTCGTCCTTCGAGAGGTACCCGACCGTCAGGCCCGCGATGTCGACGCGGACGGCCTTGGCGTCGTAACGGTTGTCGTCCTCGAGGACGAGCGTGGCCAGGACCTCGAGCCTGGCCTTCTTGGCCGTCTTGCCGCCGGCGATCCTCGAGAGGTTGTCCTGATAGTGCGAGGCCCCCGCCACGGCCATGTCGAACTCGCCGCGGCCTTCCAGGTCGACGGCCTCCTCCGTCAACTCGGCCAGCTCGTCGATGTCGCCCCGGTCGTCAGCGGGGCCCGCGGCCCCCAGGATCGCGGAGACGTCGAGTGCCGAGCTGCCGCCGCCGGCCCGACGCGCGGGCGGCTTGCGCCGGGATCGAGTGCGCAGGATCGTCGGCAGGTTGATGACGACGATCCCCAACGCGAGCCACCAATACCACGCCATGGCCCGTCAGGTCCTTTCGGCCTCGAACATCCGCCGGATATCGCCCATGGCCCGGCAGATCCACCAGTGATCCGGGGGCAGGTCCAGGGTCATGACGCGGCTCCCGCCCTCTCGGCCAGGATCTTCTTCCGGATGGCGTAGAACGTTGAGATGGAGCCGCCGCACCTCCACAGCCAGGCTTTCATCTGAGCCTTGCCGGTGGCCAAGGACTCGTCGTCGAGGATCGCCTCGACGATCGCCCGGCGATCGACGCGGGGCTCCTTCTCGACGGGCGCCACCTCCACCTTCTCCTTCCTCGGCCTCCCGGGCTTCCTCCTGGGCATCAAGGCGGCGGCCTCTCTGTCGGCTTCGAGCTTCCGGCAGTACTTGAAGAACGTGGTCCGGGAGCCGCCCCCTCGGCTCGTGAACGCCTTGGCCCGGTCCTCCATCGTTTCGAAGGATTCGTCGCGGAGTAGCTCGTTCACGATGGCTTCCCTGGGAGGGGTGCCGTCATCGTCGAGCATGTCCCTCCAGGGGAGTCCGCACATCCTGAGCGTCGACGCCTTGAGATAGTTGCGGAACGAATTGGACCGCTTCATCCGATCGACTCGGGTGCCGAACCATTCGTACACCTCGGCGTCCTCGAACCAGGTCCCCGCCTGTTCGTGGACCTCGCGAGGGCTCGGCACGAACCGGATCATCAGGGCCCGATCCTCGACGGCCGCGACGTTGCGATTCAAGGTCTTCCAATCGTTCGCGATGATCAGCACGCGGCTCGAGGTCTCGAACTCCGGCGGGATCCCCTCCCGCTTCAGGAAGGTGGAATGGACGTTCCAGGCGACACGCTTCCTCACGTCGCTCTGGCAGAGCAGCTTGAGCAGGCCGATTGCCTTCCTGTCCGAATAGATCGAGTCGACGTCGTCGATCACGACAGGCTTGTCGATGAACTCCGAGAGCTTCGAGTAGATGCCCAGGGCCGACGAGTTCCCCTCGATCCAGCAAGCCTCGCCCTTGAGGACCTGGCGGACGATCTGGCTCTTGCCCACCCCCCAAGCCCCCACGAGCACCAGGAGATTGATCTTCCCGGCCCGGAATCCCTCCAGGTATGTCTTCAGCTCCGCGTAGGTCTCGATGGTCTTCGCCGGGTTGCCCATCCGCGATTCCACCTTTCGGCATTCCGAGTGCGGAAAAAACAGTACGGAATTATTTTCGGTTAACTCAATTCTTTTTCCGATCCGAGATTACCATCGTTTCAGCTTGCGTCAAGCGACCCATCGATTATTATTGAGTGCTCCGGAAGTTCACTTTTCGGGTAGAGTGTATTATCCCGAGAAAATCGGAATCTGGAAAGCAAGGATGATACTGAACATGCGTATGCCGCTATTCGCATGAAATCAAATATTGGCGTTCCCTGATGCGTTCGGCCTTCGGAGACATTGCCCGGCCCTCGATGGGGCTGTAAGTTTGAGGGGTCGATGTCGGCTTGAGGGTCGATGTCGGCCTCACTCAATGTGGACCCAAACTCTGATGGGATGCGGAGCTTCTACCCGCTCGGAACACAGGACACACGGTCGGGGAGCTAGCTCCCCGGTGGTGTACGGGGCGCCCGGTAGGTAGAAGCACCGGGCGCCCCCGTCTCGAACAGGTCTCGACCATGCCGCAGGCCAAGACGATCTCAACGACGAACACCCCTCTCGGCTCGATGCTGCTGCGGCGTCGACGCCTCGCCTCGCCGGTACAGGCCCGGGCCCAGGCCCCGCCGCCCGTGCCGGCCCCGGCCTGGTCGCCGACGTCGGTCCGCAACCCCAAGGGCAAGCGGAAGAATCCCGGCTTCCAGCCGATCGACGTCGAGAACTCCTGGACCATCCGGGTCTTCTGCGGCTTCCTCGACCACCAGTCCAACCCGATGGAGCCCCGGCTCCTGACCCTGCTCCTGCTCGCCGAGGCCCACTGCCGCCAGTGGTGCCATTGCCTGGTCGAGCCCGAGGACCTCGCCGACCGCTCCGGCCGCTCCGTCCCCGAGCTGCTCGACGACCTGGCCGCGCTCGAGGCCCTCGGCTGGATCCACACCGTCCCGCTCGGCGACTCGCTGGGGATCGTCCTCCTCGACCGCGCCGACCACAACCACATCTACGCCAACACGCCCGACCTGCTCGACGAGGCCGTCAGGCGCCTCGAGTGGCTCGCCGGCGGGCAAGAGGGAGGTGAGGACGACGACGACTGATCGACGCAGCGTGAGAGTTCCTTAGACCGCTTTCGCAAGGGTGTGTTTACCGACGCCCCGAGCGATGGCTTGACCTGACCAACCGAGAGGATCATGACACCAAGCCTGAAGCCCGGCCCGATGGCCGGGGCCGATCGCGGTGCGTACCCGCCGCGCGACAAGCACTCGCCCCCGGGACCGACCCGCCCGAATCGTTCGCCCGTCGAGGTGGCATTCGACCGCCTCTGCATGAACACGGCCCTCGGCTCCGACGCCAAGGTGATCGCGACCCAGCTCGCCCTCTATTGCCTGGCCGACCTCAACGTCTCCTGCTTCCCCTCGACCCTCGAACTGGCCCGGTTCGCCGGCTGGGCGTCCCTCTACGAGGACAGGGGCAAGGCCCGGACGCTCGCCGCCCTCGCCGAACTCGAGGCCGCCGGGTACATCGCCCGACTGAACCCCGGCCGGTTCTGGGCCTGGTTTCGGGCCGAGGCCACGAAGTTCGGCGTCGTCCGGCCGAAGATCCGCCAGGGATGCCGGCGGTTCATCGTCCTCCTCTGGAAATTCCTCGGCGACCGGCCCGATTTCGGGGCCTTCGAAGGTCGCGCCGGCGCGACCTTCGCCGAGCAGGAAGGGTGCGCCGGCGCGACCCACAAGGATGCGCCGGCGCACCCTCCGGAGGGTGCGCCGGCGCATCCCACAATGAACGGTTCGAACCTGGAACCTACGAAGGGAACGGGAGACGAACAGAACGTTACGGCGCTCACGCGGGAGGAAGGCCCGCAGATCCCGGCGGCCGAGCCGCCCCCGGAACGCGGGCCGAGCGAGGCCGACGTCGCACGGTGGCTGGTGGAGGCCAGGAACCCCCGGGTGAAGTTCGTCCAGTGGTCCGCGCTCTGGAGCCTCGAAGACGCGGGCCGGCTCCCGGTCGAGTGGATCGGCAAGGTCCCGCCCCGCCCCGTCCCCGTCGCGGCGGCCGTGCCCCGGGCCGAGCCGACCGTCACGCTGTCGCCGGCCGAGCTGCTCGACAACCGGATCCGCCGGCTCGCCGGCGGCGAGGCCCTCGACGGCGAGGCGATCGCGGACCTCGCGTTCGACCTGGCCATGTCGATCTTCGACCCGGGATCGAAGGTGTTCCACGCCCAGGTCCTGGCGGCCCTGGCCGCCGGCAAGATCAAGCTGGAAACTTACATGATCGGCCTGAGGAAGGCCAGGAAGGCGCCGAAGGGAGTGGGTGGCCGTGAGTTCACGACCTTCATCGAGCCCTATCGGCCCGGTTACGAAGATCGAAAGAGGAAGAAGAGACCGCCCGCCGGCTGTGTTTTGCCGACGCACCGGCGGGCGGCCCTGACCAACGCTTCCCACTGACCCCCATTATACGGTGGACATAATGCCAACGTCAACAGCGGAAAGTGAGACTCAGTCGGGACTTAGGACGCATATTAGGCGTACGATCGCCTTTCTTATGCTGATCCTGACCGGCCTTGCGACCCATCCCGAGAGAGCCACTGCTCGGACTCGAACCGAGGACCTACGCTTTACGAAGGCGACAATCTCTCGTCAACCCTCACGACCGTCCGATTCGTTCATGATCGCCCACTTTGCGCAACATCAAGCCGCGCGAGCATTCGAAGGGTACCCTTCCGTCGACCGGATTCATGGTGTCGCGGAGGATAGTGTTCATGAGTGCGATTGGCTGGAATGCGTTCGAGGACGAGTTACTGGGGCTCTACTCGCCGAGGCGGAAGGCCCCCAAGACCAGGAAGAAGATGCGGCAGGTGCTCGGCGAGTTCGCCGAGTTCGCGGCGACGACCGCCGACCTGACTCCGCCCAACGTGGTCCGGTGGATCGAGTCGAGGCCCGACCGGCGGCCGATCACCTTCAACGGGCTGCTCTCGTATCTCCGCCGGGCGTGCCGGTATGCGACCTCGAGGGGCTATCTCGACCGGTCGCCGTTCGAGCTCGAGAGCTATCGCCTCAGGGTCGGTCGGTCGCCGAGGCGTCGGCACTTGAGCCGGGCGGAGATCTCGGCGCTCCTGGCCCACCTCGAGCGCCGCCACTCCGAGAGCTGGAAGGACGGCCGGCTCTATGCCCTGGCGATGTTGCTGGCCCACACCGGGCTGAGGGCGATGGAGGCGTTGCGGCTGAAGGTCGAGGACGTGGACCTCGAGGCCGGGTTGCTCTCGATCGTCGCCCGGTCGAGGCTCAAGACCGAGGCGGCCGAGGCGACGATCCCGGTGCCGCCGGCGATCCTCGAGTGCTTGCGGGCCTGGGCGGCCCGGTGCGGTTCGGACTGGTTATTCCCGGGCTCGCGGGGCCGGGGCCCCTGGGTGAACGGGTCGAACGGCAAGCGCCCCGCCGACTTCCTCGACGAGGCGGGGATCGCGGCGGGCCTGCCCGGGGGGACGAACCTGCTGATGCTCCGGCACTCGCTGTCGACGCACGCCCGGACCCACTTCCTGCTCGGGGCGAAGCAGGTGCAGCAGATCCTCCGGCACGCCAGCGAGAGGACCCAGGAGCACTACATCGCGGCCGACATGGACAACCTCCGCGAGGCGATGACGCGGATCGACTTCCGGCCCGCCATGCTCGCCTGACCTGCCGACGGCAGGACCGCTCCCGGAAGGGGGTGGCCCTTGCGTGACGCATCGCGACCGGCCCCGCTCGGCCCCTCTCCCGAGCCGGCCCGGATCTCGCCGCTCGCCCCCTTCTGCGGCGTCTCGCTCCGCGAGGTCCGCGAGTCGATCGCCTGGCAGCGCGAGTATGACGCGTGCCTGGCCCGCCGCCAGGACCCCCACCCGGCCGGGAAGGGGGGTGGCGCTTGAAGCCCTCTCCCGATCCCCTCCCCCGCCGCCGACGGCCCCGGTTCGGGGTGGCGGCGCTGGTCGTCGCGTCGAACGCCGCGGCGTCGTTCTCGGCGGCGATGCTGGCCAACTTCCTGGCCGACTGGTCGGACCTCTCGGCCGACGAGGTCCTGGCGACCGTCGTCCTCGGCTCGTGCCTGCTGATCCACTTCGCCGCCATGCTCGTCCTCCTCGGCTCTCGCCCCTGCGAGAAGGGGGGTGGAGCTTGAGCCAGGTCGTCTACGCCACGATCGACCCGAGGTCGCCCCGGTACCAGTCCTGGCTCGAGGTCCTCGGGACCGATTGCCTCGAGCTCGAGTCGGGCGAGCCCACGCTCGGGACCGTCGGGGACGGCCCGGAACGATGGTTCTACCGCGTCCGGGTCGTGTCGCTGAACTCCTACCAGCTCGGCCGCCTGGCCGTGGTCCTGGCCGCGGGCTGGGGGCTCTCGCCCGACGAGGTCCGCGCCGACGTCC